AGCGAGGTTGGCCCCAATCTCTGCGACTGCGCGGCTGCGTCGAACAACTCGGTCTTGATGCCTGGCGTAACCGGTCAGGACTATGATGTGACCTTCCGGGTTCGCGGCGTCGTCGAGGTGCTTCCCTATATTGGCGGCACGGCGCTTTACGATCACGTTGTAAAAGACCCGACCGGTGCAGGCGGAACGGACGTCAATTACAACCACTACAAGCTAATCGTCAGCAACCCGGCTGCTGAATACTATCTCAACGCCAATGCGACCAATGTTGAGAACATGGCACTGGATTATGAAATCACTATTCCAATCAAAGGCGGTGCGACGCTTACGCTTGATGCTGTCAGTATAGACAGCCTAGAGTTCCAGAATGAAGGCAACCTTGCGGTCGCAGACGATGATCCGCTGAGGCCGGTCGTCGTCACTCAGCCTTACAACGGTCAGTTCATGCAGATAGATTTGCTGGAGGCCGTGTAAATGGGCTTCTCCACCTACGAACAGTCGAACACTGATGGGCGACCGATTAAGTTCTACGCTTTTCGGTGGGGCAACAGTTATTGGTATTACACATCGGCAGACGAGGAAAAGATTGTCGATGGCAATACTTATGTGCCGATCGCCATAGGTGACGAGGGACTAACACAAGGCACAGGAGCCGAGGCTAAAGAGTTCAACGTCAATATGCCGGCGCTACTCGACGATGGCGCTGGAGGCACAATCCCGACTCCCGTAGTTGTGCTGTTCCGCGGCACGCCGCCGAGCGAGCCGGTCTATCTGACTGTTCGCAAGAAGCACGAGCAGGATCCTGAAACGCCGATTGAGTGGATCGGCAAAATCGTGAACGTGGTACGCACCGACGAAGGCGCTAACGCCAAAATCGTCTGCCGCAACCCCGGCTTGAAGCGCACCGGACTACGACTGACCTGGTGCCGCGAATGCCCGCATTTCGTGTTCGACACAGGGTGCGCGCTCGACAAGACGCTCTATGCGGTCACGCGAAACATAACGGCGCTGACCGGCAACAGCATCACAGTCGACGGCGCTGCACTCACTGCCGCTCCCTATTTCAACGGCGGCTTCATCGAATGGGACGCGGACGGACTCGGCACGATTGAGCGCCGTGGAATCGAGAAGGATCTCGGCGGCAACGAGCTCCAATTGTTCGGGCGCAGCGACGGCCTGAGCATCGGCCAAGCTGTCACGATGTATCCAGGTTGCGACGGCAGCGCCGAGACCTGCGAAACAAAATTCAACAATTTGCCGAACTACGGCGGCGTGGATTTCATGCCCGGCAAATCTCCGTTCGACGGTCGGCAGGTGTTCTAAATGGACCCGGTAACCGCAATCGTCGTCGCTCTCGTGATGATGGCAGCGAGTCTGCTCATCAGCTCGATGCTTGTGAAGCACAACAGCGTAAAGCCTGCCGTGCTCGAGGATTTCGATTTCCCGCAGGTCGAAGAAGGCACGCCCCAAGCGGTTCTATTCGGCCAGTGCTGGACTCCAGGTTGGCAGGTGCTCTGGTACGGCCAGCTGGCGACCACAAAAATCAAGTCGGACGCGAGCAAGAAATGAGCGAGCTTCGTGTCTATGTTCACCATGTTCGGGCGGCAAAGCTCTGCATGAGCGGCGCCCGCAAGTGGTTCGCCATGCGCGGCCTCGACTGGAATCGATTCCTCGAGGAAGGACTGTCGGCCGATTTCCTGCGCGAACTGAACGACCCGATTTCAAATCGCGCGCTCGCCCAAGCCGAGGCCGAAGCACAGGAGCTCGCAGATGGGCGGGAGTAAGGGTGGCGACCAGACCATCGGTTACAACTATATTATGACCGTGCTTGCCGGCTTCGGTCGCGGGCCGGAGAACGGATGCCTCGCTGTCGAGGTTGACGACAAAATTGCATGGGTCGGCGAGGTCACGGATTCAACGCCGACTCCCATCAACAAGCCTAACCTGTTCGGAGGTCAGCAGAAGGAAGGCGGCATCCAGGGCGCGTTCCGGTGGCTTTCCGGTGCGCGCGATCAGCTGCTGCCAGGCGCGGCGACCGTCAATGTTGGGTCCTTCGGGCCTGTGCCGACTGTCACGATTCCCAATATCAAGACGGCGATCGGAGGCAGGGTTTCGGAGCTCCGAGGCTTCACCTCTTTTCTGTACCGAGGCCTGGTCTCGTCAATGAATCCATATCCGAAGGAATGGCATTTCCTTCGGTGGCGCACGACGAACGGCTGGTTCGGCGGCACTGCCTGGTATCCTGAGAAAGCACAGATTCTGATGGCCGGCGACGGTCACGAGCTGGAATCCGGTCGACCCGTTGGAAGCGGCGCCGTAGGCGGCATCATCGGATTTCTCCTCTATGTGATGAGGGGAGGTATGGGGCTGCGCCCCAATGAACAGGTCGACAACAAGATCCGCGCGATGAACCCCGCGCACATGATTTACCAGGTGCTGACCGACCCGGAGTGGGGCGCGAACCGGCAGACCGCGGAACTCGACGAGAACAGCTTCATCCTCGCGGCGAATACGCTTTGTGCGGAAGGATTCGGTCTCTGCATCCATTGGGTTCGCCAGGAGGACGTCGAAACATTCATCCAGTCGGTCATCGATCACATCGTTGCCGTTCTTTACACCGACCGTGCGACAGGCAAGCTCGTCCTCAAGCTCGTCCGTAACGACTACGACCCCGCCACGGTGCCGCTCTATGACGCAAACAGCGGCCTTCTCGAAATAGAGGAGGACGATAGCGCCTCCGGCGACGAAGCGATCAACGAAATCATCCTCAAAGGCCGCGATCACAGTGTTGCCGGACGCGGCAAAGATTTCGAGGTGCGCGTTCACAACGTCGCGGCGCGTCAAGCTGAGGGCGCAATCAGCCAAACGCTGAGTCTGCCTGGCATCCCGACACGCGCCTTGGGTCTCAGGCGTGCGCAGATGGAGCTCGCCATCCATGCTCCCGGCCTCAAGCGGTTCAAGCTCAAGCTCGATCGCCGTGCTTGGAAACTGACACCTGGGGCGGTCATCAGGGTTTCAGCACCGGGCAACGACATCGACAATATGATTCTGCGTATCGCAGAGGCTGACCACGGTGCAAGCGACGACACTGCGATCAATGTTCGCGCGGTCGAGGACGTCTTTGGTCTCCCGACATCGTCGTTCAAATCCCCCAATCAGACGGGCTGGACTCCGCCCGATATGACAGCCACTCCGGCTGCGGCCGCGCGGCTTATCGAGGCGGGATATTACGACCTTCTCCGGCGCATAGGTGAGACTGGTTTTGCGGACGTTGAGCCTACTGCTGCCTACATCGGCCAGTTGGCGATGTCGCCGGGATACGCCTACCAGTACGATCTCGCCTCGCGGGTGTCGGGCGAACCTGAGTTCACGGTGCGCGCTCGCGGTTCCTTCACGCCGCGCGGCCTCTTGGCGGTCGCCATTGCTGCGCTCGACACCGACATCATCCTTACCGATTCAACGGCGCTCGATGAGTTCGAGGTTGGTGAGGCGCTCATCCTCGAGGACGAGGTTCTACGGGTCGACGCCGTGAATGTCGCAACATTGACGGTCACGGTGGCGCGCGGCTGCCTGGACACGATTCCAGCTTCGCACGATGCCGGCGCAGCTGTCTGGAGCCTGGATGACGACTTGGTCAGCGATCTGCGGGAATATGCGCAGACAGAGACTGTCGAAACCAAGGTGCTGACGCGCACGTCGAGCGACCTTCTCGACGAAGCAGACGCCCCAACGCTGTCGGTTACGCTCGTCGCGAGGCACGACAAGCCTTATCCGCCTGGCGATGTGAAGGTCGACGGTCAGTCGATTTACAGCATGAGCGGGGCGCATAGCGAGCCGGTTCTCACCTTCACTGACCGTGACCGCTTGAGCCAGGGCGACCAGCTTATCGAGCATGGTGCTCCAAGTGTCGGACCCGAAGCGGGCGTCACCTACACGGTGCGGGTCAAAACGCCCGATGGCGTGACGACGCTGCGCACGGAAACCATCACCTCGGGGTGGACCTACACTGCCGCGATGCAGGCGGCGGATGGGGTAACGACATCGACGGTTGTCATCGAACTGGAGTCTGTCCGCGGCGGTGTCGTGTCGTGGCAGCATTACACTTTCACCATCGTCGTAGCGGGTCGGCTCACCGAAGATAGTTCGCTGCGGCTTACCGAGGACGGCAGCATAAGAGTGACGGAGGATTAACGAATGTCGAGTTCCTATATCAGCGGTCTGCTGGCGACGACCGGCCTGACTCCGGCAGCTCTGCTCGAGGTGTCGGAACTATCGACCACGGTCAAAATAACTGCGAACACGATTAGCGCGCAGGCGTCCGACAATAGCTACAATGATTCCGCCAACGGCTTGGTCGCTGCTGGTTTTGCCGTCAACGACCGCGTCCAGGTGACAGGCTTCACCGGGGATGTCGCCAACAACATCTTCGCTGGAACCATCACGGCGCTGACTGCCGGTAAAATGACCATCGGCGGCACTGACGGCGACGTCATCGTTGACGATGCAGCCGGCGAGTCCGTCACAATCACTAAATGGGTGACTCGCCGCACGACAGCGCAGGATATTGCCAACCTCGCGTCAGGTGGCGGAGGCTCCTGGAAAGAACCGGTGCGTGCGGCGACGACAGCACCCTTGCCAGCGAACACGTACGCCAACGGCACAAGTGGCGTCGGAGCAACCCTTACTGGCAATGCTAACGGAGCGCTTTCTGCTCAGGATGGCGTGACCCTCGTCGCGGATGAGCGCTTGCTGGTCAAAGACGAGACGAGCGCAGCGCACAATGGCGTTTATGTTGTGACGCAAGTCGGCGACGCATCGAATCCTTACATCCTGACCCGAGCGACAGACGCAGATCAGGGCAGCGAATTTCCTGGTGCCGCAGTCAAGGTGACCGAGGGGACCACGAACGCTGACACGGAGTTTGTCTGCACCACTGACGCGACCGTCACGATGGGAACGACTGGTCTTTCGTTCAGTCAGCGCGGCGGCTCGTCCATCACTGCAAAGGACGAAGGCTCGGCGCTGACGAGCGCAATGACGTCGGTCGACTTTGTCGGCGCCGGCGTCAGCGCGACGAACAGCGGCGGCGCGGTCACAGTCACGATCCCCGGCGCCA